CGCCAACAGGCCGCAGAACGCCTTCGCGCCAGCGGACAAGGTTGCTGTCGATCCAGCGCCCCTGCGAGGCCAACGGAGTGCCGGACGAGACGACACCGGGCGGGATGCGGAGCGGGAAGTAGGGCATAGGCTCACCCCAATCGGCAGGGTAACAGGCTCATGCCGAATACCTCACGAAAAAGCTGCCGTTGTCGAAAGTGTTGCTCCCTGTGCGCGTCAGACGAATGCGTGTGATCGGGTCCGTGATGGCGACGGACCCGCCACCATGCACGCCGCTATTTACCGCGCTCGTGGTAGACCCCGAATGCGAAGAAACAGCGACCGAACCCGGCGCCAAGTCCACTCGGATATGTCCATGAAACAACAAGCCCGCGTTGCCCATGAAGACGACAAACCCCGTGGTGTTCGTCGTTCCGCCCGCACCCACATTGGGGTTGACGCTAACCGAAGCGTAGCCGGTCGTGATGACCGCATTATCCGTGCCCAGTTGGAGCAGGAGACTGTCAGTCCCGCTCAGGCTGATGCCCGCGGCGTTCAGGGTGATGGTCCGCACCCACGAAGGGATGTTTTGCACATCAAATGCGGTCCCGCTGGTCGTCGAAACAGGCCCGACAATGACGGGCGCGGGTTGCAACGCGGCAATTGCCTGCGCCGTCCGCAAGGGCGTCATCAATTTGGTGTTGTTCGTGCCCGCTTCGGCTTCGGCCTGCGTGGCAATCCGAGCAGCGACGTGCTGCGCCGTCCGCTCCGGGGTCATCACCTTGGTCGTGTTAGTCCCGGCCTCGGCTTCGGCCTGCGTAGCGATACGGGCGGTGACGTGCTGCGCCGTCCGCTCCGGGGTCATCACCTTGGTCGTGTTAATCCCGGCCTCGGCTTCGGCCTGCGTGGCAATCCGTGCGGTGACGTGCTGCGCCGTCCGCTCCGGGCTCATGACCTTGGTCGTGTCCGTTCCGGCCTCGGCTTCGGCCTGCGTGGCGATCCGTGCGGTGACATGCTGCGCCGTCCGCTCCGGGGTCATCACCTTGGTCGTGTTAGTCCCGGCCTCGGCTTCGGCCTGCGTAGCGATGCGGGCGGTGACGTGCTGCGCCGTCCGCTCCGGGGTCATCACCTTAGTCGTGTTAGTCCCGGCCTCGGCTTCGGCCTGCGTGGCAAAATCCGCAGACAGCGTGCGGTCCGCAGACAGATCACCGCCGCCAGTCAGACCGGTGCCCGCCGATACTGTCCTAGAAGTCCGCACTACGCTGGTGTTTACGGCGACCGTGGGGTTTCCAGAAACCCCATTACCGTTCGTAATGCTGATCCCATCACCGGCTGTGATGGTGCGGACCGCAAACGTAGCCGGCCCAGTCCTAACCAAATTGCCCGTGCCCGGCAAACTGCTAAGCGCCGGAAGATTGGCAAGATCAGAAAGCCGATCATCGACTTCCGCAAGAATGTCGTTGAGGATGTCACCCCACGAATCCTCGTCGGCCCCGACCTCAGGGGCGTTCAGGTTCAGATACGGAAGAAGAGGTCCCGCCATGTCAGCCTCTCACAGACCATTCTCAGAGTGCTCCCGATCTTACCTCATGCGGACCCGTCCATACTGGACCCGCAGGTTGCCAGCCCCGGCAGTCCCTAGCATACGCCCCGCCATATCCGAAAACGCTTGCACACCGGCTTCATAGAAGCTTTTCCAAACAGCAATCCTTTCGTCCTCGACAAGGAACGGCGCAGCGTGCAGCAGCGCGCCGTAGAGGTAAAGGTCGTAGTGATCGGTCAGCAGCCAGTTCGTGGGCGCGTTGTTAGTTAGCGCCGGGAGGCGCGCATAATACAGAAGCTCACCGTCATAGGTGGCCGAAGTCGTCGGCTCCGGCCAAAGGTCGATCTGCGTTCCAGCGATGCAGAAATGCGTGGGCCGCCCATAGAAGGGCCTGCGGAATCGCGCCGTATCGTTCAGCGCGTCCCCCACCGGCTGGACCAGATAGCCGTCGGCAGTCAGCGTGCGAACCTCAACAAAATCCGACGGCAGGTCCTCGAAGCGCCCATCGAGCACAAACTGAACCCGCTGCTCCATGCGAGGATCACGCAAACGCCGGTTGAGATCGGCCTCAACCAGACGGATCAAGGTCGGACCGACATTCGTCATGTCCTGCCGGTTCAAGAAGCTGTTGATGTCGTTCAGAAGGGTGCTATAGGTCGCCATAGCGCAGACACTACCACGCCCGTCCCGCCCCGCACAAGCCCGCGGCGGTTTTCCACGGCCTCCTTCGGGCCGATGATGGCATGCCGATCCACGCTGAAATGCGTCAGCGGGGCGTGTGTCGCCCTAGGCGTCAAGCAGCCCTTCCAACCGCGCCATGCGCGGGGGTTCGCGCCGCACGCTCACCGCCGCCGCCACTCGCGGATGATCTCATCCAGCGCGCGCATCCGAGCCGGGTCCGGCATGCCGTAGGGGTCCAGAACCCAGTCAGGAAGCAGGTTGACCTTCTGATCCGCATACACGGTGTCCGCACCCGAGGCCGTCCGGTTTCGGGTTGCGTGCGGCCCGGCGTTCAGCCACGAGTTCTGTCCGCGCGTCTCGGTCGTCATCGCGCCCCGGGCCTCGGGGCTATACATGCGAGAGTGCTCAAACCACGCCCGTTCCTCGCCCTTGTGCCGGAAGAATGGATTCCCGGGGCCGAAATGCCCGAACACGTCGTGAACTATGCGGAAAGCATCATTGGCGGTCGCGTTCGGCAAGTCGCCGACACGTCCGACCCTGCGAAGCAGCGGATTGTTCGACACATCGAACGCGGGGTTGCTGCCAAAGCCGGTGTCCGTCGGGAATACCCACAACCGCCCGTTCTCGATCAGGTCGCGGTAGCCCATGGCCGGGGACCGCGCGTAGGGGTCCGGCATGCCGGGCGGGATGAACCGGAAGTCGATACCAAGGTCGCGCAAGGCGCGATACTGGTCCATGGTCTCTTCGATCATGGCCTCGTAGGACCGGCGGACGCGCGGGTCCGGCGACACGTCCTTCATCAACTCGAACTCGGCAGCGATCAATTCCGCGCGCCGGGGGTCATACTCCGGATAGGCCTCCAAGGGCGCGTCCGGCAGGCCGCGTCGGCGCATATAGTCAGCAGCGACGCGCTCAATGGGCGCAATAGGCCGCGCGTCGATCACGTCACGCTCCTGCCTGTCCGCACGCGGGATGGCCGTTGTCGCCGGGCGGCCTCGAGGGCCGGAGCCCTTGCCCATGCTCGTCAGCCTGTCGCCAACCGCGTAAGCGTCCGACGGAATGACCTCAGGCAGTTTCCGGGCCGCCTTGACGCTGGACCCGAGCCCGAGCGCCGTCAGAAGACCAAACCCAGCGTCCAGCGCCGCGTCGCCGTAGTCCCCTTTCCGGGCACTCTCGACTGCATCGCCCAGCATCAGGGGAAAATCGAGGCCGAACATCCCGAGAAGGCCCATTTGGCCCATGATGTCTTCAAACGTGCTCAGGTTGGGGTTGGAATACCCCCGGCCCATCAGTTTCTCGGTCTGCCGGATGGCGTCACGAGGGTCCATGCCCGTCAGGTCGGCCAGCCTGTCCGCCACCCAGTTGCGCACCCGCCCCGAGAACGGCGGCGTATAGGGCTGGATCGTCCCCCGACGGTCGTCTTCCTGACGCCGCGCCATCTCAACATACTCGCGCAAGGCGCGCTCCTGCTCGCGCCGCCAGAACGCGCGCTCGGCCTCGGCCAAGGCGCGGCGCTCAGCCTCGCTCATCAGGTTCGACGAGTGTCTCGTTCTCCCGTTCACCACCGCCCCCCGCAGATCAGTCCCGCTGCCCCATCGCGTTCAGCAACCCAAGCGGCGCCGCGCCCACCAGCATCCACAAAGGGATGCCAAGACGGTCTGCTTGCTCCCGCAGTCGTTTCGTGATCCTGAACGCCGGAACCCGCACGTCACCGTCGCTTTCAGTGATGATGTCCACAAAGGTCGGCTTCGCCGCATCTGGGTCATACCGTTTGAGCAATGCAGACAGCCGCTTCGGCACAATTTCGCCGTAGAACTTCTCGTGGCCCCCGTATCGCCCGCCCGTATGCCGCCTAACCAAGTCTGGCGTCGGGATGGTCAAGTATTCCGCTCTGGTGTTGAGCGCGCGATCCAGCTCACGCCTCAGAAGCGTGTCTACCCACTTGTCCGTCGTGTGGACACTCGGCCCGGCGGGCTCCTTGTCCTGCAAAGGCCCTTCCAGCGCGTCGAGGAGCCCACGAAGCTCGCCAAGCGGCCGCATACCCGTGCGCGACCGGATTTCGGCCTCCAGATCATCAGCGATAGCGCGGACAGGGCTTTGCAGCCCCGGCAGTTCATCCTGCCGAGGGTCCGAAACGTTCCGCTCGACGGCAGTCAGAAGCGTGCGCGCCGGATCAGGTCTCCTGCCATTGAATACCGCGTCAGGGTGGCGCGCGTCCACCTCACCCGGCCTCAGAAGAGGCTGTCGAAACTGCGTGTCAGGGTTGAGCCTTTGAATGACCGCATTCACGGCGTCCGCTCGGCTCGGCGTCACAAACCCGAAGGCTTCAACCACGCTCTCCACGCCGCGCCGGTCGGCGCCCGGACGCTCGCCCAGCGCCTCACGCGCCCGATCAGGAAGCTCTTTAGCCATTAGATCGAGCGTCTTCCGAACGTCACTTGCGCGTTTTAGCGTCTCCTCTTCGTCGAGCGTGCGCACCCCCTCCCCTCTGCGCGCCCGCTGCGCCCAATCGGACTGGAGTTCGCCAAGGTGATACGCCTCGCCGCCTTGGCGCGTCGGGAAACGCGAGGTCCGCGTGTGCCCAATCACGTCCTTGGAGCCCCAGTGCGGGTCGTCCGCTTTGCCAAACGGTTCCGGGACAGGGGTCTTGTCCCGGTCCAGTTTGTAGACCCGCTCGGTGTAGTCTATGGCGCCTTCGGGGTAGTGTTTGGCATACTGGACTGCCGATGTGTCGGCAACATCACCCGAAATGCCAAGATCAGCGAGAAGCTCATCACGACTTCTGCTATAAGCCCACTCAGAGAGGGCCTCCTCCGCCCGACGCTCGGGGTCGAACCAGTCTTCAATAATATCGGGAACCGTCTTGTCAGTAACGATCAGCGGCGAACGCTGACGCGGGCCGAACTCCTCAGAAGGGATCGCCGCGGCGTCATCCCCGTATACGCTTCTCAGAAACGCGAGAGTGTCCTCCCGGTTGCGCAGTTCGGGCGGTTCATCAACCGACGCTTTATCCGCCAAACGGCGCAGGTCCTGATCGCTCAGGTCATCCAACGGAGACGCAATCCGCCACACCTCATCCGGCAAATATACGTCACGGTAATACCCCGTTTCAGTGGGCAGTTGGGCCTCAACATAACGTCGAGCAAGTTCGTCAAAGTCTCCTGTGTAGCCCCTTCCCAAAACCCCCCGCGCCGTGGACTCGTCCACGTCGAGCATGTCTGAACGATCACGCAGATACTCAATGATCTCGTCCGTATCGACCGGCCCCTTCCGCGCCGCCATTTCACGGTCGAGACCAGTCCACGCCATTTCATCGGGCTTGGCCCCGGCCTTGAGCATCGCGGCGCGCAACTGCTGCCACGTCCCGCGTTTCTGCGTTTGACCGACCTCAGCCGCAGCGCGGGCGCTCGGGCTGAACGTGCGCCGCCCAGCCGACGGCACACGGGCCACGCGGAGCAGTTCGTCCAGAAGCATCAACCCTCCTCCGCCCAAAGCATATCGTATTGCGCCGCGCTCAGCGCGCCTAACAGCGCGTAGTGATGCCGGGCGTTCATCCCGGACGAGGCCGCGACATAGGTTCCGCCAGCCCCCGCCCCCGGCGGACCGCCGCCGTGCTCCGGCGGAAGGATGAGCACCACATACGCCGCCAGCGCTCCGGCCTCCTCGGCATACTCGACCGCCTCGCGCAGCGTCGTCAAAACGTGTTCGCGCTCCTCACGCGCCACCACGTCCTGCGGGTTTGGTCCCCGCCGGTCCCGCGGCGGTAGTTCGACCACATTCAGACGATGCCGCGCAGGCGCCGCCGGATTGGAACGTTCCAATCCGCCCGGGGCGCTCCGATCATCGTGGCCGCTTCGTTTGCCAGCGTCAGACATACCGCATCCGCCATGTCCGGGGACGCCACCCCGTGCCTGCTCTTCATCTCTTCCTTGCCGAGGGCGCGAACCTTCCCCGACGAGGTAAACGTGTAGCGGATCGACGCCAGTTCGGCAAGCAGCGTCGGATCATGAGGCAGGCTGGCCGTGCGGCTTTCGAGCAGCCCCCGCAGCCGGTAGAGCAGTTCCGTGCGCAGGTTGGCATACGTGCCGCCGAACGAAGGCACCTCCGACACGTTGACGCCGCGGACCGGCAGGCCGAGTTCCCTCAGCCGGTCGTGAACACCGGACCCGAGCCCCACAACGTCAACCAGTATCTCCGCCGGGTCATCCCCGACCAGCCGCGCCGCGTCATAGGCCGCCTTCACCCGCCCGACCGTCTCCATGGTGTCATGCCCGCGCCAGCGTTCGACGCCAATGATCGCCATGCCGCGGCGCTTCGCCAGCGCCGTGTAGTCCGCCCCGAACCGCGCCACGTCCAACCCCCACACGGGTTTCGTGCCGGGGTCCGGGATGACACTGCGCCGCATGGCGTCCTCGATCAAGGCGTAGGGCAGGATCGTGTCATCGTCCGCCAGCGGGAACTCGCCCAGCACCCGCACCCGGAACGCCGCGCTATCCTCGCCATATCGCGCTCGCATCTCCTCGATGAACTCGGCGCTGACCAGCGGGTTGTCGATGCAGGACCAGCGCCGCGTCCACCACTGATCCGCCAGCCGGGTCTGTGTGTCGAAGAAAAACCCCGTGCTGCGGGTGGGGTTCGACAGCAACACCGTCGTCGCCGTGTGGCCGGACATGGAGCCCGCCGCAGCCTCGAACACCTGATCCGGCACCGCCGATGCCTCGTCCGCCACCAGCAGAACGTGCGGCGCGTGAATACCCTGCAACGCCTCGGGGTTCTCCGCCCGGCTCGTCCGGGCCGAAATGAACGCCTGCTCCGGCGCCGCCTTCAACTCGATCCGGTCCGACTTGACTTCTAACAGCGACTGGACCATCGGCGGCAGCCGGTTCACCAACCCTTTGAGTTCGGCGAACAGCGCATCGAAAAGCTGCGCACTCGTCGGCGCCGTCACGACCCCCTTGCTCGGATACCGCAGCAGGAGATGCCACAACAGCGCCATGGACGCCGCCGTGGACTTGCCGGTGCCGTGCCCGGACCGGACCGAGATGTGCCGGATCGCCGGATCGGCGACAGCGCGCAGAAACTCCGCCTGATGGTCCAGCGGCGTGACCCCTATGACATCCTTCGCAAAGGCTACAGGATCATCCCGATACCGCCGGACGAACTCAACGAACGGATTCTCACTCATCCGGCGTCACGTCGATCATCTCGGGTGCGTCCTCAGACGGCAGGGCATTGGGCTGCAACAACGCGTGGAGGTGCAGTTGCTGGACGTTCACCGTCACGGTCGTCGCCGCCGCGGCGGAAGTGGTCAGCGCGTAGTCCTTCGGGCTGTTCACCGCCGCCAGCCACTTCCGCGTGTTCACCTGCTCCCGCACGATCTGCGCCTGCGGCCCCGTCAGCGCGGGGTTTTCAGCGGCCCTGTCCACGATCTCGACCGCCTCGCCAGCGAGCCGGTCCGCGTTCAGTCGCCGCCCGAGGGCTACCGCTTCTAGCCATGACTTGTTGGCGTTGACCGCCTTCCACGCCAACCCGTCGCTGCGGCCAAGCAGCCTGCCCAACGTGGCGTAGGTTCCGCCATCAGCCCACCACTTGGTCAGAAAGTCTTCGGGCGTCATGCCCTTCTCTTCGGCGATCTCGCGGATTTTCTTGATCGACGCGCGCAGAATGGGGGTCGCTGCCATGGGGGGTCTCCTCCGTGCGGGTTGACATAGGCTATAGCTTTGGTGCATTTTTTTCGCAAGGGGGCGTGTGTCCGAAGCCGCCGGGCCGGGGGTGGGGGCCGAAGCCTGACGGCCTATAGCCGGGGGCTACGGGGTCGGTGTCTGTGACCCTGCGGAAATATTGCCCGGCAAAAATCGCGGGGGCGGGGGGGTCGAAGCGGCGATGTCGCATAAGGCCGATTATGTAAAACGCCGGGGTCAATAAAATCAATAACTTAGCCCGAGACCGTCGGCCTAACGCCCCGATTGCCACCTCGATACAACCTAAGCGTGCATGTCCGACCACGCAGTCGCAGGGCCGCCTGACGATGCGGCCGACGCGACCAAAGCACCGTCGCCCTCGCGCCCTCGCGCCCTCGCGCCCTCGCGCCCTCGCGCCCTCGCGCCCTCGCGCCCTCGCGCCCTCGCGCCCTCGCGCCCTCGCGCCCTCGCGCCCTCGCGCCCTCGCGCCCTCGCGCCCT